GTGCCTCCAGATTCGGCAAGCGATTCGATTAAGTACCAATAAATGCCGTAGCCCTCCATTCCTAATTGCATACGCAAAAACAAAACTTTAGTATCGTTTCTGGCGTTGTAATCGTGTGAAAAATAGTAAGTATTTTTTTTCATTAATCTAAATTTTTAATTATTAAATTCAATTCTTCAATTAAAACTTTTACGTCTTCTTTTGTTAAAATAACACTGTTGTAAACATGGTCGTCTTCAGCTTCATCTCTTTCACAAATACAAATTTTAATTTGTTTACCAGCTTGATGAACATAAAGATGTGCTTCTTTGTCAATTTCGCATACAAAATTTATTGTTAATGCCATAAAATAAAAAAAGGTCTGCGTTGGTAGAAGCAACACAAACCCTTTAAAGATTGAAATAAATATTTCGTTTCGGCTTCTACTTCGTAACGAAATTGTACACAAATATACTAAAATTTAAAATACCGCAATGAATTAAAAACATTTAAATGAGCATTTTTTAAAATAGTTCGCATTGTTTCATCTGTCATAACCCAATCGCGCAAAGCATCCCTGCTATGTATAACGGTAGTATGATCGCGATTGCCCAGCATTTGCCCTATTTCTTTTAAACTATACTTAAACGATTGTTGATTCAACAAGCAATCAACTATTATAAATCTAGTCATCACCATTTTATACTCCCTAGATTTGCTCAAAACTTGGCTTTCTTTTACGCACATAAACTCGCAAACCTTACGTATTATTTCAAAGTGGTTTAAATCAATTACAGGCGATTCTAAAGGGTGTTCAACACAGGGCGTGCAAAGTATCATAATTTCTTTTTTGAAAGGTTTGAAAATAGAGTGGGGAATCGTACACTCTTTGAGTTTTCAACTATTGCGACCGTCACAAAATTTGCAATAATTGTAACTTTTTCCCCACTCTTTGCGTAGATGGTTTTTCGGTTGTAGGATACTACGTCATTAATAATAAACATTATTTGCTTATCGTGGTTTTAATGCTTGTTGTTGAACTTTTAGCGGGTGGATACAAAGTAACTAACTCATCTGAAAATAAAACCTCCATAGGGTGTTTTAAAGCCTTTAAAAACGTTTGGCGTTCCTTAATCTTAAAATCAATTATCGCTTTTTGTTCTTCGAGTTCTTTTAACTCAGGATCGCCTGTTAATGTGTAATCATATTTTGTGCCAACTTCAGCAACTTCGAGTTTAGTACCAGATGCGGTAACGTGCGCTTTACCGTACTTCGAAACCTCGTTTAAAATATAATCTCTGTAATTGGCGTTATCTTTTATTTCCTTAATTAGAAAATCCATTTTAGCTAAGTTTTCTGCAAGCTGAATAATGTTACCTGTTAGGCATACATTGTCTACTACTTTGTTTGCTAGATACTGAATATTTGCTTTGCTTATTTGTTCGTTAATTTCTGGTAACATTGGCTTCTTTATTTATGGCTAAAAATAAGGTTTCGATTTCTTTATTTAATCTGTATTTTTCTTTGATCTTCGCAACCAATCCGCCACCTTCTAAATATTTAACAGCCTTGTAAAATTCCTCAGTTCCTTTGTTTAGCCACTTTTTGCCATCGTCTTTTACAGGCGTTTCTACTTTTCCACTTGCTTTGTTGCCGTCGTCGTCGCTCATTATGTCGTCGATTTGCAGGTTTAAAATACTGCTGATACAGTAACGTCTAGCGTAAGTAATGCAACTGCCTTTGTCCTGTGGCGTATCCTTTACAGGCTTCATTGTATACGTTGCTTCAATCCATTGGCCCGATATGTGCATCAATAAGCAATAAAGGGAGTTTTCATCTATTGGAAACATTGTAAGTGCAAGACCAGATTCGGCTAGTGGCTCGGTAATGGCTTCGATAATCTTAGGTAATGATGCGTAGGTAGATTTAAAAAATGGATTCTTTGCGTCCTTTTTAATCCCTTCACATTTTACGTGAAACAGGATTAAGCCTTTGGCTAATTCGTTAATTTCGTTTGATTTCATTTTGTTTAGTTTAATATTTGATAAAATTAGTTTGCGGATGTTGTTTTAAAATCTTCGATAGTTGGTGTTCCTTTAATATTGCGTTTATTATAGTAATCCATTTTTGTTTTGTTTTCTTTATTTTCTGTTCGCGTTTGTTCGGTAAAAAATATTTTTCCATAAAATGTAATTGTTAATAGTGCGGTTGATATAAATAAAACTACCATATATATTGAGTTAATTTTTGTTGTAAAATAATATGATCAATAGCTTTTGTAAAGTCAAAGCAAGTAACCACTATAAAATCGTACAAATCTTCTTCTTTATACTCGCTCTCCATTTCGTCCCAATAATTTTGAAATGTCAAAATGTATGCGCGTGTTAATAATTCCCCTGTACTCATATCGTTTGCCTCAAAATATAATTTATCGTGGCGGTCTAGATATGCCTTGAATTGATATACAGGAATAACAAGCGAGTTATCGATGTAATTATTATCTACAATTTGCACAATAATATTATCGTCTTTTAAAACGAAATCAATAATCTCAAATAATCTTTTTTTCATGTTGTTTAAGTTTGTTTAGTGAATAATTTTGTAACATTTTTGTAACCGTTAATTTACCACCGAGCGAATTAATTTCATTTTCGGATAAGTAAACAATTAAAGGTTTCTTTTTTTGTTCTTCTGGGATTGGCTTACGCCCTCGTTTTTGTAGCATGGTTTTATATTTGGTTAAAAATTGAATCGCCTAATAAAGCGAGAATAATAATAATTGTTACGGTAATTGTTTCTTTGGTAGATTGTTTCATATTGTTTAGTTTTAAGGTTTCCAATATTTATCCATTGAATATTTGATGCCAGCTTGATAAAAATGTAGAAAGGTCATATTACTTACTTTAAAAGTAATATCAAATGCCCTTGTATCTTTTAATTGTGGTTTAGCATCGTAAAGCTCGCACGATATTATTTCAACTCCTGCATCTTTTAGATATTGTAATCTATCTTCTGAAATTATAATACTGCTAATAAAATCCCCGAAGTAATCAATTTCTGTAGTCATTTTGTTTAGTTTTAGTTGTTATCTTTTTGTTTGATAAATCAAAGATACAACTTTATTTGATTATACCAAATAAAAATAAAGTATTTTTTTATTTTTTTTATGTTGTTTTGATAAAACTCAATGCAGTATTGAATTACATGGCAAAAAAAAATTATAAAAAAACCCCGAAAATAAAAATAATCGGGGGATATTCAAACTAAACAAAAACGAGAGAAGGGCAAATTTAAATTAAAAACCCGATGTAGAAACATCGGGTTATCAACCAATATAAACTCAACCCTTAAAATATAAATCAGCTTCAGCGATTCGCCTTCGCGTTAATCCTTTTAACTCCATCAATTCGCCATTTACTCTGGCTTTATTCCATTTTAAAAACTCATCTTTAATTGTTGCGTCATTTAAATTTAACAATATCTTTTTTTTAAGCGTTGATTTTGCAAACGCACCTATGCCTAAATTATAGATAAACGACAAACAGGAATCAAATTGATTTTGGTTTAAATTTAATCCGTGCAACGCAATTGATTTGTTTTTCAATTCCCACATCAATAACTCGTTAGCCTGTTGTTCGTTAATCGTATCGCCTAATTTAATCTTACGCCCATCGGTGTACATGGTTGAACCAAAGCCAATTGTAGGCACTCCAGCAGGGCATAAATACGCCTTTGGCTTGTAGCCCTCAAACATCTTTATTAAATTTATGCAGTTTTGCGATGCTATCATTTCTTTATGAGTATTACGTTACACAATATCGAACATAAAAGTGCTATTATAAGCCACATTAACCAACGATTTTTTGCGGTTACTTTGTTTTGTAGTTTATTATTTTGCTGTAACAAATCATTGCATTTATTGTTACAAGATATTAGCTCTAGCTCACATGATTTGATTTCTGCACTATCTTTTATAGTTTTAGTTATAGTATTTAATTTGTATTCAGTAGCTACAATTGTATGACCAGTAACAAATTGTGACTTGTTATGTGTTAACCATATAGTATCAATATTACCAGAATCATATCCTGGACATTGTAGCTCAATAAAATCATACTCAATCTTAGTTACCGTATCTATTTTACTGGTCACACATGGGAACGTATCCTTGCAAAATTTGGCAAGGAGTTCGGGGTGTTTTGCGTTTAATCTGTCAAGTTTTCGGCTCGGATTACAAGACCAAATCGTTATCGTTATCAGGGCTAATGTCAAATATTTCATTGTAAATATTGTTTATTGATTCGCTAATTATATTAATTGCTTGAAATTGTATTGTTTTAATAACCACGCGTTCATCCTCATCCATTAAACCCATATCGAGCAAATCAATAGCACCTAGAGCGTTATAAGCCGATGCGATATATTCGCTACTCCTATCCTCATATTCAATTTCAATTTCATTATCTAAAATTTCTTTTAACATAATTTACCTTTTATTATTGAATAATTTTTAACTGTATAATCGCCATCTTCAGCGATTTGTATGTGTGCAAAACCGTGCATCGTATTACCAACCAAAGGCGAATAATCGGCTCGTAATTCACAAAGGCATCCTGTACTCCAACAACTTATTATTTTGCCGTCTAAATCTGTTTCTGGGTGGTGGCTTGGTCTATGTAGGTGTCCAACAATTAACGATTGCTTTGCCCTTAAGAATGCGCCACGCGATGGGTTTACAGGTGTGAATGCGCCTTTAAAAATATGGTGTCCGTGTGTGATTGATAATTTGCCCGCTTTAACTAAAACCTTATCGTCTAAAATCTTAACGCCAACAGAATTTAATTGCAATCTTTCTTCCAAAAAGAAATAATCATCATTCCAAATTTCACGAACTTTTGAATATAAAAACTTTTCCCACCTAATGCAATGGTTACCTTTAAGCCAGTAAATTAAAGCCTTTGGAAATGCTTTTCGAAGTTGTACTAAAAATTCTTTTGTTGCATCGAATTCCTCTTTAATAGACCTTTTCTTTGGGTCTGGCTCAAACTTGCTCACAGTGTGGCAATCTAGCAGGTCACCGTTTATAAAGATAGTATTTACCTTTTCTTTTTTGCCATAATCCAAAGCTATCGTTATTGCGTCAATGTTGTGATAAGGTATGTGAAGATCAGATATAAGCAAAATATTGTTACAGCATATAGGCAATATATAAGGGTCTCGTTGTTCTTCATAGGATTGCGGTAAATTGTAAGGGTTTTTACTTCTACTTTCAGCCATATGGAATTCAGTATGTTTAAATTTATTTTTTTGTGCCTTACCTCTTTTACCTTCTATATACCTTAATGAACTTCTGCAATCTTCAACATCTTTAAAAATTAATTTGTTATCAGAATACATTATCCTTGCCAACTTTAAAGTTGGCATATCAGGGAACTCTTTTCTAAAATCCCTTGCAATATCACTTTTGCTCTTTGCCAAAGAATTTACCTGTTGAATTGGTAAACAAATTCTTCATGATGTAAGCAATAGCTGAAGTTAAAGCCATCGTGCCAATTGCTTTCCAATCAAATACCAAACTACCAGCCTCAACAGTTTGATAAACGACGGTAATTACAGACGATAAAACCGCCATAATAAGACCTTTTAAAAAGTCGGTTGAATTAAGATTAAACAATGTACTGTTCATAAATTACTTTTTTGATTTTTTATAAATAGAATATACGCCACTACTGATGGCTATTAATGACGCGATAAAAGTTAGCACTGGTTGAATATCACTAATAGATATTACTGCACAGATTCCGCTTATTGCCGTTAGTGGTGGGTTATAGTTGTTCATTAAATATAATTTAAATATTGTGCATCTTCTGGAATTACATCTTCAGTTATTTCAAATAATTCAGGATGTTCAACAATAGAAGGATGTTGATTTAATGGCAAATTCCAATCTGTTGTTACAACAACTGTATAAGCGATTTCAATGCCTTTATTTGTTACGTTGTTTTTTTGTCTTATATGCATAAAATTAGTTTGTCCAATATTGACATATTATATTTACTTGAGCAACAGTACTACTAACCCCCTCGATTAAAAATTCAAATCCGTTGTTAGCAGTATTATTTCTTAATGTAGTTCTTAATATTGCATTTGCAGTTGTATTAGTAGATGTTATGTACTGACCATTTGCTACATAAATATTTTGTAGCGCACTTGTCAATCCTGTTGGTTGTACTGGTGTTGGTGCGTTACTTGGTAACGTTGCCGTTAGTTTTGATATCAGTGAACCATTTGTTGCATAAAGTAAAGAAATATTTATTGTAACACATTTTCCTACTTGCGTTAATCTATAAGTGTGATTTGTTGCACCCGAAGGAGCAGTTGTACCTGTCCACGTTATAGTGCCATCATAAACTCCAGATGTATCTCTAAACGCTTGAGCCGTTACGTTTGCCGTTGCACTTGTTTTATTTGCTAAAATTGTATAAGATGAAATTGATTTAGGTTGTAAAGTTGATGTATCTGTTTTGCGTAAGTATTTAACCAACATATTTGAAGTATCATTTATGTTCAATTTACCATTGATACGTGTTGAATAACTACTTAACATTGTTGCAGTATCACTAATATTTAATTTAGTATTTACTAAATTAGTTCGTGCATAATTACTCAACATATTTGCAGTATCTAATGGACTGATTCCTGTTCCTGCCATGATTCCACTTTGTTGCGTAACAGTTAAAATTGCAGATGCTGTTGATGGATGCGGTGATGTTGCTACATCGTATATTATTTTAACATTTAAATTATCAGTTGCCCACATTAACTCCAAAGAATCATTACTACTAACCGCTACAACATAATTCCAAGCTGCTACAATTGGTGATGCATTAACACTACCTGTTAATACAACCTTGCCATTCGTTCCAGCTAAATTAACATTGTTTTTTCTTAACCAAATATCTGCAATCATATTGCCACTACCTCCAGTTTTTTCAAGTTGCAAAGAAAATTGAAGATTGTAAATTCCAGCATTTGCAAATTTTATTTTTGAATTGTTGGCAATTGTAACACCATTTGATAAATCTGTTACTCCTAATTTTACACCATAAGCAGTGTTTGTAACAAGTGCAGATTGAATTGTTGTATCATAAAATGAACCATAATATCCAACTGGTGCTGGATTAGTTCCTACGCTATCCCTAAACTGAAAAATAAAATTACCATTTTTTCTAGCATAAACACTATCGCTACTTCGTTTTAATGAATCAATTCCCCCACCCCCTGATGGATAAGGTGCTTTGCTTAAAGTATCATTAATCCAAATTGCTATACTGTCTGTAGTTGAATTTGATGTCTTCAACCCCTTCATAACTACTTTTCCAGATGTACTTTCAAATGCAATGTGTGTTGTATTAGATATTGAATCTACATTAGGATTATAATAAATTCCTCTGACTTTTGTTCCTGATTGCAAATTTCTCATAAAATTATAATCAGGAGTTAGCCATAATGTATTACCTGATAAGTTTGGTACATTTGGATTTGTAAACCCTCCATTTACTTTTATGATACCAGTATTATTATTTGTTAAATTAGTTTTATTGGTATCATTAGCATAAGGCGCAAATTTAAACATAGATTCTATTGCCTTGGGGCTACCTTGTAATTGAAATGTAGCATCTCCTCCTGTTATTTTTATTCCTTGTCCTGTTTGACCTGCGTTTGAAGATGTATTTATTTCAAGATTACCAAAACGATGTCCATTACTTAACGCTGTAACAGAACTTATAAATCTACCATCCCCATTTACATCTAATTTATATGCAGGTGTAGTTGTATTTATTCCAACATTTACACTATCAAATATTTGTGAGTTTTGAAGTGTTGTAGAGTTTGACCATTTAGGCACATAGTATTGTGAACCACTACCAGCAATACCACCACCACTTATCCATGATGTTAATGGTGCTAATTTTCCAGTACCATCAATTGCTAATGGTTTGTATGTTGTTGTGTCAGTTGTAGAATTTAATCCACTTATAATAAAATCACCACCTTGAGATGCAAAATCAAATTTTATAGCACTAACACCAAATTTTTGCATCTCATCTTCATTTCCTCCAAATTGAATAAATCCATCTCCATTAATTCTTATATCACCACTTAATGTTGTTGTTCCACTTGTATTCCAAAAGTTACCACCTCCGCCTCTCCAAGCATTAGCTGTATCTGCATTAAAGTATATAATGTTAGAATCTCCACTTGTTTTGGACATTATAGGACTTTGAGTATATACAGTGTCAAATACTCCACTACCACCACTAAATTCAACCCAAGTGTTTACACAATTAGAATCCTTTAAAATGTAAAGTTTTTGTACTGATTGAACATAAACAGCCATCCCGTACTTTCTTCTAAGACAAGTAATAGCGTTTCTTGCTAAAGTATCTTTTGTTACCACATATCCACCTTTTCCCAAACTATCTATTTGAACAGGATAAGATGAACCGTTAAATGGTCGTATGTACCCTACTAGATTTATTTGTGCTTGGGAAGTAATAGCAGTCAAACTAAATAATAAAAAAAATATTTTTTTCATAATCTATTGTGTAATTAATTGTATTGGGATACCAGCATTTACAGCATTATCTCTATTTATATAAACCAAATAATTCTGCGTATACCCACTTGCATTTTTAAAAGCAACAGTCGCAGGTGGAGAAAACGCATCTAAACTTCCAAACCCATCTACAATTATAGATGTTAAAGAATCTTTTGATGCTGGGTAAGCATAATACAAAATTCTGTTACTTCCTGATACGTTTATAGTAAATGTACCAGCCCTTGATGAACTTAATTCTGAACCTCCTCCTTGTGTGGCTAAAATCTGTGCACTAGTAGGAGTAGC